CGGGGGCCTTGGAAAGTACGGGCATTTCAAGAACGTGGTCGACATGATCTGGAACCGCCCAGGCAGCCCGAAACCGTTTATCTGGACCGAGTGGGCCGAGGACATGTTCCGCGAGGCCTGCGAGAACAAGTACCTGGCCGTTGCAGGATGCGCCTCTTCAGGGAAGAGCCACAACTTCGCTGTCTGGGGGATTGTCAACTATCTTGCGGCCCCGCAGCAGACGCTCGTGATGGCCACGTCGACCACACTCCGGGAAGCCCGGGGCCGTATCTGGAAATCGATCTCCGCGTACTGGACGGCGATGCCCGGACTTCCGGGGAAGATGGTCGACTCCGTGGGCCGGATCAAAGGCCTCCACGAATCCGATCCCGGCCAGTTCTGGGATGGTACCGGCATTCTCCTCGTTCCGTCCGAGAAGAAGTCCGAGCGCGAAGCCGTCGGCAAGCTCGTCGGCATCAAGGCCCCGAGAGTCATCCTGCTCGCTGACGAGCTCCCCGAATTGCCTGAGAGCATCCTCCACGCAGCCTACTCCAACCTGAGCGCCAACGCCGGATTCCAGCTCATCGCTCTCGGCAACCCGGCGTCGCACTTCGACGCCTTCGGTGTCTTCTGCGAACCCAAGCACGGCTGGGGATCGATCACCGAGCAGGACTACGAGTGGGAGACGAAGAAGGGCAAGTGCATCCGCTTCAACTCCGAGCTCGGCCGCAACTACACGTCCGGCCAGCACGTCTACCCGTTCCTCCAGAGCAGGGAGACCATCGACGACATCCGCGACATGTACGGAGAGCGCAGCCTCCAGTACTACCGGATGGTCAAGGCTTTCTGGGCCCCCGTCGGGACATCGAACGGAATCTACACCGAGGCCGATCTTGTCCGCGGCCCGGCATCGACCAGGGCCGTGTTCGACGGTCCAGTGACCCGCGTGGCGGGACTCGACCCGTCATTCACTGCCGGGGGTGACAGAACCATCGTGTACTTCGGCACCGTCGGCCCATGCCAGGGAGTCATGACGCTGCAGTTCGATGACTGGGCCGCCATCAAGGAAGACGCGTTCTCGAAGACCATGCCGCGCAGTCAGCAGATCGCGCGGGCCTTCATCGCCGAATGCCGGAAGAGGGGAGTACTGCCAAGAGCCGTCGGTGTAGACGCCACCGGTGGCGGCGGGCCGTTCTGCGACATGCTCGCTGTCGAGTGGGGGACGTCCGAGTTCTACCGTGTCAACTTCGGTGGTCCCGCCACCCAGCGCCGGGTGTCGGCCATCGACTCGGATCCCGCCCGCGACAGGTACTACAACCGGATGTCCGAAATCTGGTACGTCGGGAAGGAACTCCTCCGTTCCGGGCAGCTCAGGAATATCGGGCCCGATCTCGCCAAGGAGATGGTCGGCCGGAACTACGAAACCACGAAAGCCGGGAACATCAAAATCAAGGTCGAGAGCAAGGTCGACTACCGGTCCCGCACAGGCCACAGCCCGGATATCGCGGACGCCGCGTTCGTGCTCGTCGACCTCTGCCGGGAGCGGCATTCGCTTTCCGGGAACGAGAGATTCGAGGTCAACAAGGTCCGCCACAACACTTTTTTTGAGAAACTCCGCCGCATGGATGGCGTTTTTCACCACAATCGGGAGCTGCTGTGACATTGGCTTGCGATTGTCTGTCAAGCTGATATTTTAACCGCAACATGAACGAAGCCCACGCCGCATTTTCAGACTTGCAGCTCGAGACGCTCCGAGAGGACGGGTCCCTCCCACCGTCAAGACTCAAGGACGCCAGGACTGGTGTCGAGCTGTACAGGTCGCTCCGGAAGGGTGACGAGATCAATTCCATCAACCGTGCGCGGGTGCAGTCAGCCATCGACGGCGCGGCTCCGTACGACGAGGCATACCTCAAAGCCAACGGACAGGCTTTCCGGTGCAACCTGAACTTCGGACAGGGCGAGGCGTTCCTCGAAAACGCCATGGCGGCGTACGTCGACCTGACAGTGTCTGTCGAGCATCTTCTGCGGGTTGAGACGACCGTCGGAGAACTCGAGCAGCGCAACGAGTGGAGCGGCATCATCTCGGAGGAAATCTCCCGCGCTCTGCGTCTGTGGAGCGACTTCACCCCCAGGTTCCTCAACCTCGCACGCAACTTCGTCCTGCACGGAGTCGGGATTTCGTACTTCCCCGACGAGTGGGACTGGCGTTTCCGGACGACCGGGATGGATGGCATCTTTGTGCCGCGGCAGGCTTCTACGTCAGAGCAGGACCTCGAAGTCGCGGCTGCCTTCAAGGTCATGCCCGTCCACGAGATGTACGACTACATCCGCAACCCAGACGAAGCGCAGGCTCTCGGCTGGAATGTCCGGCAGATCCAGAAGGCCATCATGAAGGCCAACGCCTACAACACGAGCAACGAGCTCGACTGGGAGCGCGTGCAGGCCGAGCTGAAGAACAACGACCTCTACAGCGTCGCGAAGTCAGCGACCGTCCAGGTCGTTCACCTGTGGGTCCGCGAACTCACAGGCCGCGTCTCTCACTACATTGTGCTCGAAGACGGATCCGGCGAGGAGTTCCTGTACGCCCGGCCGAACCGGTACAACACCATGACGCAGGCGTTCACGTTCTTCCCGTACGGCAACGGGACCAACGGCACGCTGCACTCTGTCCGCGGCCTCGGGTACAAGATCTACCCTCACCTCCAGCTCAGTAACCGGCTGCGCTGCCAGATGGTGGACGGAGCCATGCTCTCGTCCTCCCTCATCCTCCAGCCCGAAAGCGAGGCAGCCCTGGACAGTCTCGCCTTCAACTACATGGGGCCGTTTGCCGTCATGTCGCCGAACGTCAAGTTCATCGACAGGCCGATCCCCAACATGTCCACAGCGGCGATCCCGGTACTCAACGACCTCACGGACACGATGAGCAACCGTGTCGGACAGTACAGCGCAGCGACTGTCCTGGGCGGCGGGCAGGAGAAGACCCGCTACGAAGTTGCCGCCCGCCTCGACGCCGCGGCCAAGCTCAACGTCACGTCGCTCACCCTCTTCTACGCTCCATGGGACCGGCTTCTGCGCGAGGTCGTCCGCCGCATGACGTCGCGCGAGCTGGCGGCTGAACTCCCGGGCGGTCGCGAAGTCTCCGACATCATCAACCGACTGGCCGAACGCGGAGTTCCTGCGGAAGCCTTCTACAGTGTCGACTGGACCAAGACCCGTGCAATCCGCGCCGTCGGTGCCGGATCTCAGGCGCAGCGGTCGGTCCATCTGCAGCAGATCACCGAGCTGTCCAGCTCCTTCGATCCTCTCGGCCGCCGCCGTCTGGTGCGCGATCAGGTCGCTGCGCTCGTTGGTTATGACCAGGCTGACCGGTATATCCCGGCTGACGATGTACCGCGGCAGCCGATTGACGCAAAGCTCGCTCTCCTCGAAAACTTCCAGCTCGAGCAGGGAGTGGAAATCGAGGTACAGCCGGGCGAAATGCACCTCGTCCACCTTGACAACCACATCCCGAAGATGGACGAGTACGTGGCGGCCGTGGAGCAGCAGCAGATGAGCCTCGAAGACGCAACGGTCAAGATTCTTCCGATCTGGGCCCACTGCACGAAGCATCTCGAAATGGTGCAGTCCGACGTCATCGCAGAGCAGCTCGTTGCTGCGTACCGCAGCAGCCGCCGCCGAGCAGGAAAACCCCCAAAATCCGCAGGAAAACCCGGAAAATACGCCGGAAATGCAGGAAAAACTGGTTGAACACCGGCTCAAGCTGCAGATTATGTCAGAAGAGCATCAGCTCAAGATGGCCCAGAAGCAGGCAGAGTTCGCTCAGAAGCAGCGGCTCGCCGATGCCGAGAAGGCCCTGAAGCTGCAGGGCTCTATGACACCATGACCCCAACCGAATGGAAAAAGAACGGCACATACCGTGCCGAGTGGACGCGCTTCAAAGAATCCCGAGCCTTCAAGGCAGGAATGGACCTGTGCCGGTTTCTCAACCGTCCCTTCGTCTCGATTCACGGCGACGTCATGCAGAGCATGGCCGCCCGTCAGGCTTTTCAGGCCGGATGGGAAGCAGCTCTCCGGGCCATCGAATCCCTCGATAGCCTCCAGACAAAAACCACGCAGGAGACCGTCATCCCGATCCCGCACAGCAGGACACCACGCCCCCTGTACCGGACGGTGACACCCCGTTCGATACGCTCTTCCGCCGCCAGACCGAGGCGCAGAATCAGACGCAGGCAGATGACCGTTTCCCGGACGCCGACGCACTGGCCGACCAGCTCAAAACCCCAGAGGCCAAGGCCAAGTGGGGAGAGCTCCGCAAGGAACACGCGACCTACCGCACGAAAGCGCAGGAGCTCGAAGCCAAGGTCGCCGATTACGAAGCCAAGTTCGCCGAGTCTTCAAAGATGTCGGTCGCACCGGAGCTGGAGAACAAGGTCAAGACCTACGAACAGCAGATCGCCGAGTACGAGAAGGAACTGGCCGTGGCCCGCGTCGAAGCGACCAGAGAGTACCGCGAACTCGTCACCCAGCCGTCAACCGACATCCTCGACGCCGCGGCGTCCCTGGCCTCGTCATACGAAATCGACGAGCAGCGCATGGCCGACGCCATCCTGGAATCCGATCCGAAGAAGCAGTCCGCCATGCTCGGCGAACTCCTCGACGGCATGAGCGAGCGTGACCGGGCACGGGTGTACCGTCTGGCTGACGACATGCTCTACGTCATCAGCAAGGACCAGGAGCTCCGGAACAAGGCGTCGACTGCGTGGGAAGAAGTCCAGGCCCGCGAAAAAGCCGCGGCCGAAACTTCCGCGCGACAGCGTCTGCTTGAACTCAAGAGCGCGACCGACGACGTCTTCGGTCTCTTCGAGCAGAAGAAGCTCAACGACCTCGGAATCGATCTCGCCACCGCCAAGGAGGCGGCGTACAAGTCTGACCTCGACAACGCAGATGCCCGGACAAAGGCTTGGGCTGTCGCTGCCGGAAACATCCTGCCTGGCACGATCAAAGCACTTGCCGAAAAGACCCAGCGGGTCCGCGAACTGGAGGCGACCGTCGCCCGCCTGACCCGGGCGACCCCCGGAGCTGCCGCAGGGTCGGCCCCCGATCCCACCTCCGTCACCAATCCGGTGGCAGGGTTCCTGTTTGGGAACTGAGCACAGCAGAAAGCACACGGAAACCCCGCAGAAGAAATTCTGCGGGGTTTTTTAATTTTGACAGTTGCATAGGGTTCGCCGGGTTGTAACATGGCTGCGAGTACTGGTGCTCTTTCACCAGCCAACGATTAAGAGCTACATCCCCGCTCGGCTCTGGCGGGATCAGTAGAATGGCGTCCACCGGACACCATCCTTTTCGTTCGTACCGCGGCAGTAAACCCAAAACGTACGCCTCTTGCTGCCAGAGGCACTTCCAAGCACTATGCCACTCACGCAAAATACCAATTCCCCGGCAGCGCAAACCCTGCAAGGTTTTCTCGTCGAGGCTTCGTCCATGTTCAGTCAGGATATCTACCGCAGAACGGTGGACACCACTGTCTGGCTTAAGCTCATTCAGCAGGAAGCCTGGCCCGACGGCATGGGCGACACCATTTCCGTGCTGACCTACGAGCGCACGCTACCTTCAACCAACAACTCTTGGTCGACTATCTCTGTCGACGCAAGCGGGGCTGAAGGCGGGGGTTCATACATCCCATCAGCCACCCAAATCGAAGTCGCACAGACCATCCGAACATACGGGATCCAACACACGGCCCTCGAATCTCAGAATATTCTGATGCACGACGCCATGTTCAGTTACCGTATGCAGGAGCAACTACGCGCCGTGTACGACAACCTCGTCGACAACGTGGCGTACCTCTGGGCGAAGCGCTACCGCGATGAGTACCGGCGTCTGTGCGGGCACAAAATCGTGGCCTCCCAGAATAATTCTGGGGTCATCTGGGATACGGCAGGCGCGGACTATCCGACGGATATTGATGTCACCAACGTAACGCCGTCTACTCGCGCCAACACCCGAATTGGCACACTGACTCAGGGTCTCCTGAACGTCCTGTATCTGCAGCTCATCCGCGAAGGCGGCGGCAACAAGCCAATGGGCCGCGAAAACGGGCGTCCCATCTTTTCGCTGGTGTGCAGCCCGGAGGCAAGCGACGCACTTCTGCGACTCAACGCTGCGACCCGTGATGATTATCGGTACAGCTCTCAAGTGAATGAGCTGCTCAAGCCGCTTGGCGTCGAGCGCTCGATCCGCGGATACTACCACCTGATCGACGTTCAGATCCCGCGGTACAACCTGGTCACAGCGGCCCCAACCGTCACTACGTTCAAAGTAACGGCCTACGACTCAGTTTCGAAAACTGGGACGATCGCGATTACTGGTGCAATGGACAACTTCGTGCCTGGACAGAAGTTCTCTATTACTGGAGGAACCGCAGCCACTGGTTCAGTGACCAAGGGAGTCATTGTGTCGAAATCAGTAGCTACGGGGGCATCTGGAACACTCACGTTCTTCACTACGGATACTGCCCAGGCAGGTAACGGAGCCGCCGCTTCCGTTACTTGGGTGACTCTCGACCGAGATTTCGCAACCCCTATGACCAAAGGGTTCACTGAAGTCCCGTTCTACGTCCCTGACGGGTCACACACCCCAGGCCCGTTTGTACAGAACACAGCCCCTGCTGGTGGGCAGGGAGGCTCTCTCCGCAAACGGTGGGTAGTGAACCCGGAATACTCGAATGCCACCTACGAAGAAGCCTTCATCATGCACCCCGAAGTGATGAAAAGCATGATCCCGCGGCCGATTGCCAGCGCGGGAGGAAACACCAAGTTCGACCCGATCAGCTATCGTGGTGACTTCCGGTTCCTGAACTACCCCGATCGTTACCTCAACCCGGACGGCAATTATGGATGGTTCCGTGGCGTTCTCGCCAGCGGATCCAAGCCCTGCCGCCCTGAGTTTGGGTACGCGATCATCTACCAGCGCGGCGACATGGCTGGCGTGTTCCAACTGCCAAGTGCTTCTCTCGTGACCGCAGCCAATGCGCGAGTGGAGTCTCTTGGAGACGTGATTGCGGGAGACAGCCAATCGTAATCCACCTGACACTGAAACGGAGAACCCCGGGAGCAATCCCGGGGTTCTTTTTTGTTCAGGCTTTGGGCTTTTCCTTGAGGACCAGAGTTTTGTCGTCAAGGAGCATCTGCAGCATCCTGTAGTCATTGGGGCATACGAGGAACGGGTACGTCCTGATGAAGTTCTTCAGGTACTTGATCCGATCCTTTGCCGTCGATGCGTGCGGACGCAGGTTCCGGTCCTCGACGCAGAATTCAGACGGGGACGGGACATGGAAGATGTCTCCATGCCCCCAGGCCCGCAGACGCCAGCGCACGCGGTACATGGCCTGCAGGCTGCCTCGTCCACTCACTCCAGACGCAAGCACACTATCCTCGTTGAACACTGTTCCAGGATTCCGGAAAGCCACCGACAGGATGTGCCACATGATTGTGGTGCATGTGACTTCCATTCCATCAACGTAGAGTTTGTGGAACCCGTAATCGAGCGTGGCGTGCCCGATCGTGACAAGCTGTTTCGCCCGGCCCCGCCACCGCCCCATGACCGAGCTTGTGCGGACGAGGATCTCACGCAGCGAGTACGGGGCCGACAGGGCATCGTCGTACCCTTTCCGCAGCATGGCGATGCGCTCGTCAGCCCCACCAGCCGTGAGACCAAGAAGCCCTGTGATTCTGCCTCCGAGAATCTCCTGACTGATGCCGTCGTCCAGCGTGTCAGCCAGGATCACGGCTTCGTAGGTGTCGTCCTTCAGGGCCTGCCGGGCACCTCCGGTTTCCGTCGCCCAGTCAAGGATGACGTCCTCGGATTTGGAGAGCTTCTTGAGTTCAGTTCCGAGGTCTTTCCGGTCGTCGATGAGCAGGACTCTCATGCGTCCTCCTTCTCCTGCGGGTACTCCCACTCAAGCAGCAGCTCGAGGTAGTGCTTCGCCTTGAGGAGGTCCTCCCGGCCGTGCTTGGCCCGGTGGCGGGACACGTACTTGATGACG